GAAACCTGACCTGAACTATCAGTATCGTCAAAAAATACATCAACTGATCCTGAAAATTCAGTAAGAGTAGCTTCAAATGTCTTTGCTGAGTCACCCATTGAAGTAGATTCTGTAGTGTCACCTGTTTGAGTGATACTGTAAGACCTAACTTCAGCAATAGCATTACTGCCTGTCTGTACTACACCAGCTTTACCTGTAAATACCGCCATTATAAATCCTCTTTAGATTTTGTTTTAATTTTAGACTCTCCTTCAAGAGTCCACCCATTTGCTTTCAGATTTTCAACTTCTGAGTCAAAAACAGTTACTTTGCTTTTGCCATCAGGAGAAATCATTACATTTTTATCCATAATAAAAAACCTCACAATGCAACATCTGCTGTTGTTTCTGTTGTTAAATAAATTATATTATAAACCATAGTCATAACAGCAATTGGTTGTTCGCCTTCGCCATTATAATTGATTTCTGTTGAGTCTAGGAAAGAATCTCTTGCTAAATCGTTATGAGTTACGTCAGCACCCATAGCGGCTTCAACTTCTTTAGCAATCGTATCAATTGTATCGTCATAATTGCTATTTGCTTTCACATACGCTTCAACTACTAGAGATAGATTCCTTTGTAATGTTCTTGTTGAACCCATTTCTAGTAATTCTGAATCTTCAGATTTTGTATAAATAATTATTGCTGGTAGCTTAGAATCTTCTAAATTATAAACTCTGCTTTGAAAAACATTTGATCCTGTAGTAGTCAAACCTGTCAAAGTTGTCCCTACTCTTTCTCTTATTTGTTGTCTGATGTGATTAGCCATTATTGTTCTTGTAATATCAATGCTGTAATGCCTGTGTTATCAGGTTGCACATTTACAACAGAATAAGTTTTTGCACTTTTAAGGGTATTGCCATCCAAATCAGTTTGTGCTGCAAAAGCCAAAGTGTCACCATGACTTGCAGAAGATACATCTTTGGTTTTGCAATATGCGACAGGTGTACTGCCTTCAACTCCTACAGTTAAACCATCTACTGATAAATATTCATCTTCAAGGATAACCTTGATAGTTGATCCTGAACCGCCTGATGGAGTATATGTAGCAGACACACCATGTCCATAAGAATCATCAAAGTAGCCATC